TCAGTACCTAGAGACTGTAGAAAGAGTTTTCGCAAGTCAGTATAACTTTACCTGGGACGTAAACAACCATAAGCTAACAATTATTCGCCGCCCAACAGCAGACGAAGAAGTAGCAGTTAGAGTATGGGCAAGGAAATCCGAGGACGATATTATCAATGACCCCTATTGTGGTCCTTGGTTACGTTCCTATGCAACAGCATCAGCAAAGTATATGTTGGGAGAGGCACGCGGTAAGTTTCCTTCTGGATTCCCCGGCCCAACTGGAAATGTTATGCTTAACGGAACCGAATTGAAGACAGAGGCGCAAGCAGAGTTGGAGAAACTAGAAAAGCAACTACTAAACCTCGTTACAGGACCAGACGGTTACGCATTTGTGATCGGTTAACAAAAAAATTGCCCCTGCTAAGTCTGACCGTATAACTACAGTTAGACTTACAGGGGATTTTTATGATTGTCGGAATTTCAGGATTTATTGGCTGTGGTAAGAGTACAGTCGCACAATGGCTTACAAACGATTACAACTTTAGAAAAGACAGCTTTGCAACGAGCCTGAAGGACGCTTGTGCAATGATGTTCGATTGGCCCCGCGACATGATTGAGGGCGACACGAAAGAATCCCGCGAATGGCGCGAGCAAGTAGATACTTGGTGGGCAGGTAAATTGGGCATCCCTAATTTCAGTCCACGTCTTGCATTGCAGCTAGTCGGCACAGATTCACTTCGTAATCATTTCAACGAAGGCATTTGGTTCTTGACTCTGGAAAACAGAGTTCGTAAGAATCCAGATCAGCACGTTGTTATCAGCGATGTACGTTTTCCCAACGAAATTGAATTCATCAAGAACCAAGGTGGCATTTTGTTGAAGGTAAACCGTGGCCCTGCACCGGTTTGGTATGAAACTGCATTGATGGCAAACAAGGGAAATTCCATTGCCAAGAAAATTATGACAGATACTTACTCGCAAGCGCATTTCAGCGAATGGGCGTGGGTGGGGTCAAAATATGATTATGAGCTAAATAACGATGGCACTTTGGAAGATCTAGAAATGCAAGTGAAGGATATCGTAAAAGATGTCTTGTAAGACAGAAAAACACCACCGCGTGTTTTCAATACATTTATGACTCTTGGAGATAAATACTTGCAACAAGAAGTAATTCTTCAAAGGAGTTAAAATAAATGGCTGTCCTAGTATCCCCTGGCGTAAGTATTTCCGTAATCGACCAAAGCATCAACGCAGGTGCTGGTCCGGGAACTGTGCCACTCATCTTTATCGCCACACAAGAAAATAAGCTAGACCCGACCGACGCAGGCGGTACAGTAATTGCTCAAGGTACAACCAAGGCAAATGCCGGTAAGGTATGGTCCATCACTTCGCAGCGTGATCTAGTTGCAACTTTCGGTGATCCAATTTTCTACAGTGTTAGCGGTACATCACTAAATGGTTATCCACTTAACGAATATGGTCTGCTTGCAGCATACTCGTATTTGGGTATCGCCAACTTGGCAAGAGTTGTTCGCTGTGATGTAAACACAGCTCAACTTGAAGCTACTTCGGTAGAACCAACAAGCCCTGCATCTGCAGGAACATACTGGCTTGATGAAACAGCAGTAACAGGAACTGCCTGGGGTCTGTTTACACGTACTGGTGTTTTCCCTAACGAAACATGGGTTCCTGTAACACCAACATTTGTCAATAACTATTCCACTGGCGGACAACAAGCTCCTGTCGGCGGCGTAGCAGGTAACACAGCAGTTCACTTTTACACATCGACTGGTAACATTGAATATTGGGTTAACCTTGCAGGTACATGGACAATCCTCGGAACTGGCGTTACAACATCTGGTGTGATTTTCAACAATGTTTGGCCTGACCTAACAAACGCCGGTACAACACAGAGTTTCTGGGTTAAGACTTCGTCGGCAGCACAAGGTGCAAACATTGTTCTACGTAGAATGGATGCAACACTTGGTAAGTTCACACTTGTCGAAGATCCAATTCTTACAAACGATGCCGCAGCAGATACATTCTACTCGACAGAAGCTCTTGGCTCGACTGGCCAGATTTACGTTGAGCCAATCATCATTGGCCCAGGCACTTCTACAAACGGTTTCCAAATCAGATATTCGTCCGGTGCTTCTGGATCGTGGGCTCCACTTTCCGGCGTAATTGGTCAATCTACAGTTCCTACAAATGGTCCAGAAAATGGTCAAATGTGGTTTAACGCTGAGCTTGGCCTAGACGGCAGCGGTCAATCGACTATCGACATTCTTATTGCTGACGGTCAGGGTCACTGGGAAAATATCAACTTGCCTGGCTTTACATTACCTGGCGCTGTTGGTAATCCAACCCTTTACACTCAGTCTGGTGATCCACGTGATAACATTCCTGCACCAACATTGGTACAAGGCGACATTTGGGTTGACACTGACGTTTCTCCTTATCCAGAGATTCAGCGTTGGAACGGTACAGCATGGATTTTGGTAAGCAACGTTGACCAGACAACACCGAACGGTATCCTTTTCCAAGATGCACGTCCAAACCCACTTTACAAGTTGGGTGGCGTAGTTGGTACCGGTGCTAACAACGGTGGTGATAACTATCCTGACCTAGACCCAGATGCACCTGACTCGGATCTATATCCAGCGGGCTTCTTGCTATGGAACACACGTTTCTCGACAGATAACGTCAAGGAATGGCAAGCTCCATACGTCTACAATGGCGTAACAGCTTCGGCAGATAACACCAACAACGGTTCCACAGGACGTTGGGTTACATTGTCGGGTAACGATGCAGAAGGTCGTCCATACATGGGCGCACAAGCTCAGCAGATCGTTATCGTTCGTGCTATCCAGGGTGTAATCAACTCTGACGAAGATATCCGTGCAGAAGACTTGTACTTCAACTTGATTTGCGCACCGGGCTTTGTTGAAGCTATCGACGAAATGCTTGTATTGAACGAAGACAGAAAAGACACAGCGTTTGTTATCGGTGACACACCGTTCACATTGGCTGCTAATGGAACATCGTTGCAGAACTGGGCAACAAACCACAACAATGCGCTAGGTAACGGCCCAGATGGTTTGATTTCCGCAAGCAAGTATGTTGGTGTTTATTACCCAAGCGCATTGACGTCGAACGTCGACGGAACAGACGTTGTTGTTCCGCCAAGCCACATGGCATTGCGTACAATTGGATACAATGACCAGGTTGCTTATCCTTGGTTCGCACCAGCTGGTTTGCAACGCGGTGTTGTCAACAATGCAGCAACAGTTGGTTATGTCGACACAACAGGTCAATTTGTTCCAGTTAAGTTGAACGAAGGTCAACGCGATATTCTTTACCAGAACGGCGTTAACCCAGTTAGAGTTATGCCGCAAGGTGGTATTGTTGTGTTCGGTCAAAAGACACGCCAGCCATACGCCAGCGCAACAGACCGTATCAACGTAGTTCGTCTAGAAAACTACTTGCGCTACCAGTTGAACAACTTGGCACAGCCATTCTTGTTCGAGCCTAACGACTCAACAACTCGTAAGGCTGTCAAGGATGCATTTGATAGATTCCTATCGGAACTTATCACACTCCGTGCGTTGTACGACTTCTTGGTTGTTTGCGACTTGTCGAATAACACACCAGCTCGTATAGATAGAAACGAACTATGGATTGACATTGCAATTCAACCAGTTAAGGCGATCGAATTCATCTACATTCCGATCAGAATCAAGAACACTGGTTCTAGCCTAACAGCCTAACAGCTTAAACAGCTTAATCAGGATGCCGCTTTCGAGCGGCATTCTTTTGACTAAATAGTCGATGTTACCGGCTTCAGTAGATTTGCGAAAGTACATACCGTCTATTCGCAGTCAACATTTTACGGGTTCTTGCTCTGCTCAAGCGTGCTGTCTTGCCGCGGAAATTCTGCTATTTAAGGCACAACGACCCGCCAATCTGTCCCCGATGTTTGTCTATTACATGACAAGAAAGAACCAGGGAAGAATCGGCAAATATGGCGCACCGTTGCTCGAGACATTAAAAGCTATGGAACAATATGGTGTTCCTCCCGAGCATCTATGGCCGTACAAAGTGCCGAATGAAAATATACCACCATCCAAAGATTCCTATGATGTAGCAGCGGCTTCGAAACTTTGGAAGTACGAACACATAACACCCGCAGAAGTCAACGAATACGTAACAAAGATAAAAACGGTAATTGCTTCCGAACTCCCTGTCATAATCGGCATGTCTACTGGCAGAAAATTCTGGAACTTGAGGGGCCCTTTAGACCAGCAACCATATGAACCTGTAAATGGTACTGACAATCGACAATCCACTTCGCATGCAGTAGTAATAGTCGGATATTCCGATACCCTAAGGGGTGGATCATTCATTATAGCCAATTCGCTTGGTCCCAAGTGGGGATTTCAAGGCTATGGATCGTTGCCATATCGATGCGCAATAGATATAGGCGAAGCATGGGTCATAAAGAATTTTGCAGGAGCGGGTAAATAGCCCCTCCTAGAAAAATTTCAGAAAGTGATAAATACAAATAGCTAAATTACTAGCAGGAGACAAAGATGGCAAATTTATCTAAATTCGGTATTCCGTTGGACGGAAACAAGCTAGGTATTCTACACCCTAAGCAAAAGTATCGTTTTAGAGTTATTTTCAAGAATTTTGGCGAGAACAACAGCCTGCGCGAAATGACTCAAAACGTTGTGACTTGCACACGACCAAAGATTACCTATAACGATGTTGAATTGCATTCGTACAACTCTGTTGCATGGATTGCAGGTAAGCACACATTTGAAACAATTGAAATCACATTGCGTGACGATATTACAAATGCAGTTCTATCCGCAGTTGGCGCACAAGTACAGAAGCAAATGAACCACTTCGAGCAAACAAGCGCGGTTGCAGGTATCAATTACAAGTTCGCTATGGAAATCCATACACTTGACGGTACTGACAATGATGCTCTTGAAGCATGGGACCTTGACGGTTGCTTCTTGCAATCTGTTCAATACCCAGACAGCGACTACGCAAGCGGTGATCCAAACATTGTAACTCTAACAGTAAGATTTGATAACGCTACAAACGTTGCAGGTCCAAACACCAACCAAGGTACAACAGTCGGCGGCAATCCTTACCCAGATATTGCTTCTCCAACTGGCGGTACTACATTCGCTTAATCGCGAATTTTTGGAGGTGGCTTAGTGCCTAGCTTTTCTAGCCTATTCACGTCACTGACAGGAGCTGGTTTCTATTACGAAAAGAGCTCCCATCACGCCACGTACAACTTCAATCAAGGGGGGCAGAGTCTATATCGGAATCAGCCCCGCTTCCCGTTTGAGTATTACATCAATATCAACTTAAACAATGTCGGCACTGCACAGAGCTACATTTCTAAGTTCTTCAACAATCCTCAGTGGCAACAAGTTCAACCTTTAGTTAAGACAGCAGAAATGCCGTCTATGAAGATTGAAACAACCCCACTTAATCAGTATAACAGAAAACGTCTTAGCCAAACTAAGATTGCTTTCGAACCTGTTAAGATTGTTTTCCATGATGTAGCCGATGGCAAGACATTAAAGTTCTGGGATATGTACTACCAGTACTATTTCGCGGACGGAATAGAGCCGGGTATCAACAAGGCAAAGAGTTCGACTAATAAACCGGGCATTCACGGTGTTGAAGATCTCCTGCATAACCTTACACCGAAATTAAACCCGAATATTGCGAATCTGCCATCTTCGATTAAGAGTCTGTTTCAGCCAGGCGGCAACGGCAACAAGAACAACAACCTACCGTCTAATACAACGGGCGACAAATCTGCAATGCAGAATATCGTTACCGACACGTTAGACAACCATAACTTCGGTTTTAACCTACCGCAAGTGCAGAATGTTAGAAACTTAATTCAGTCTATCGAGCTTTATCAAGTTCACGGTGGTAGAATGAACATGGTTACTTTGGTAAATCCCAGAATTGCTGCATTTACTCACGACGTTCTAAACTACGCAGAAAGTGGTAAGACAATGGAATTAACATTCTCATTTGAATACGAGTATGCTTTCTATAATATCCAGAACTTGAAGCTTGGTGATGGCGGAAATCAGCCCAACAATCCATCGACAATAGACCAGTTCACACACGGCGAATTCCTAGAATTACCGTCGTTGGCATTTAATACAACACTATTGGACTTCATCGAGTCTAATAACCCATTACTACAATCCGATAATCCTATTCTGCAAAGAATTGGTAAAAACGTTCAGTCTACAATTGGTGGAGTTACAGGTGCATTCCTGTCTGACAAGGTAGTAAGAAGAGTTGGTGCAAGTGCCCTGGATGGACTTGCAAAAATTTCGCCTACTCCGTATCACGTAAACGGAACCCCGCCAGCTACATCTAGACACTTCAAGTCAACAGCAGCAACCAATCCTACAAAATACCAGGATGTGAACAGAACCGGCAACGGAGGATAATATGGCAGATGCAAACGTAGCCTCCTTAGGTCGTTTTAGTTCACAGATGCTGACATATCTGGGTACCCAGAGAACTGTTAAGTGGACAGGTGGTGGTCAGTATTCCAATACATTCAAATATGCCACAGGGCCTACTGTATTTCCATCTCCGGATAGTTATGAACAAGCCTTTCTGGGCGGTGGTGTATCGGGTGCATATTCTGCAAACTCTTTTGACTCAGTAAAGTGCTTTTTCTTGTCCCGCGGTGCATCCGTAGTATATGCGGAGACGATGGCAGCATTGGCGATTGATATTGCAGCAATTTTGGGTGTTTCTCCACAGTCCTTCCTGGAACAAACAGTAACAAGTGGGCAACAGTTGGCACTAACTGCCGATGCATATAGGGCATTTAACGACTTAAGAGATCCTGGAAACCAAGTGGGTGTTGTCACAACCGTGAATAACCGATACAGTTTGCAGGCTAGACAAATAAGGGCTTAAATGGCACAGTATGTTCAGGGACAATATAAACCGGTAAACCCCACAAAGTACGTCGGCACCTATCCCATAATATTTCGTTCTTCATGGGAATTCAAACTCATGCAGATGTTCGACACTCATCCTAATGTGATAGAGTGGGCGAGCGAATCCCTTAAAATACCTTACACAAATCCTTTTACCAATAAATACACGGTATATGTACCGGATTTCGTGGTAGTTTATATCGAAGCTGGTGGAAAGCGTAGAGCCGAGATCATTGAAGTTAAGCCTGCAAAGGAAACCTTCATGGAGCAAGCTAAGTCACAGAGGCATAAAGCCGCTGCTATGCTGAATGCTCACAAGTGGGCAGCCGCACAAGCTTTCGCCAAAAATCATGGAATGACTTTCCGTGTTATGAATGAACACCACATATTTAACAATCCAGGGAAGGGAAAACGGTAATGGCAACTAAGAAAATGGAAGACTTTTTCAATCTGCCTCCTGCATCGGAAGATGAGGAAGATGTTGAAATTGTTCCAACAAAAACAAAGGAAGAGCTGATGGTTGAAGCCAATCAGATTTATTCAGCTCTTAGTACGGCCGAAAAGATTGACTATTCCCTGCCCGTAGTTGTCGGCTTAGATTCACACGACAACGAAATGGATTCTATTGCTGCTAAAGCAGTAAAGACATTCGAAGACTTGGTTAATCTCGGCGGCAACGTACCGGATATGCATGCTGGTAAGATTTATGAAGTAGCAGGTCAAATGCTAAAAACTGCACTTGATGCTAAGAATGCCAAAGCAGAGCGAAAACTAAAGATGATTGACTTGCAAATCAAGAAAGCGAAGCTAGAACTTGATATGAATGGTGCAGGTGGCGAGAACTCTCCAGCGGGTGGTGAATTCGATAGAAACGAACTACTCAGGTACATTGTACAGACGAAAAAATCAGAAAATTCTGATAAATAGTCATAACACTGGAGTCACAAATATGGCAGAAAAGAAGACATTTGCTGGTTACGTAGCAGAAGCAAAAACAGAATTTAAGTATGTTCTGAAATTTGCTGTGAGCGAAATGACAGATAGCATGATTGATATGCTTGAGGCAGGCCTTAGCAGGTATGATCTGAAGAAAGCATCTTCGTTTAGAAAAACACCAATTCAGGAAAGTCCACTTGACTTCCCAAATGTAAAGAACATGCCTGTTTTCATCTGTGATGTTACTATGGGCTATCCTGCGTCGCTTGATTTTCTTCGTACATACATTTGCAATTCGATGGGCGTTTCCGAGTCGTGCGTTGCTGTATATTCGGAGAATGATCCTAGACAGATTGAAACAGATTTATACATCGACAGAAGTTCTCCAGAGTACAAGGCAAAGTATAAGGCTCGCTTAGGTAGTGATCCAGAAGAAACAGGTGATAAGAACTTGTACGGCGAAACTTACAACACAAAATTCCTACAGGAACTTGCGAAAGTACAAAAAGAAAGAGAAGTCACAGTAGTTGACAATCCACTTAGCCCTGCTGAGAAGATTGACCACTCGACACTTCCTAAGGGATACGATGGATTTAACGATCCTAAGAATCTCAAGAAGGACGATGTGGGTCTCTTCGGTCGCATCAAGTTACCTAAACAAATCAAGGTGGGGGTACTATAATGGATGAACTCCAAAGAATGAGACAACTTGCAGGTCTACCTGCAAAGAAATCCTTAAATGAAAGCGTTATGGCTGTTCCCGGACTTGGCAATCCCGAATCTGCTATGCAAACTGCCGGAACAGTCAGTCGTGATGAAGCATATTCGAATTTCGATGCCGGCCAGCAACCTGCACGTGAAGCAATGGGTGAAGATCCTGTGCTTACCAAGCTAAAGATGCGTGCTCGTGAAGAAAGCAAGAACGGTTATGTTCAGCACGTAAACGTAGATCCAGAACGCGGCCCATATATTTCTGATTGGTTCGACAGTGACGAAACTGTTGCCAGTTACGAGGGTGGTCGTCCAGTTGGCGTATCAGCCGGCG